GTGCTTATTTTTAATTTTTAGGTTATCTAATAGAGCTTGTTCAATAAACTCTATCCCTTCTTGTTTATCCATTCCTACCAACTGGCCCTATATCTAAAAGAATCAAAACCTTTAGGATCAGGGAACGTTCTATCCTTCCTATCTTTTTGATATTCCTTTAACTCAGCTTCCTTATAAATATGAGCTTGCACTTTTTGATACTCAAGTATTTTATCTAATGTTTTTCTTGTATAAGCTAAATCTTGCCAATAATATTCATCTATCTCATTACTACCAAAAAAGAAACCATCTTTAGGTGGTAAAAGTTTTTCTGCTTTCACTGGATCGTTACCTACTTCTCTAATAACATCTAAAATTTGCTTTAAATGCTCATCAGTTAGATAGATAGGATTTTGGTCATCTATACCTTTACCAAAATTTTGAACTATATAGTTATGTATTTGATTTGCTTTTCTCCAAGTTGCTACAGGTAGCCTAACCTCAAAATGCCTGTAAGAAAAATCTAGTGGAACGTAATCAGGAAAGTCTATCGAAGCAAGTGCAAGTTTAAGACTCTCACTTTGAACAGGATCATCCATAGGTACTGAACGATCTTCTTGATAGTATGCTTTCTTACTGAAAACACCATCTAGGTACATGTCTAAGCCCATAATAAGTGTGGTTGATGGAACGTTTAAAAAAGTCCGTAATTCCCGTAAAAAGTAACGTGAACTATCAGACTTTTATATTGTTACACAGTAGATAGGGTTATCTAGTTAAATGTTTTGATATTGTAATATTCTATAGATTACGTAATATTCTTTTTTGTATACCATATAAAAGGTTAAAAATCTCTATTGTATTATTTTACTAACATTTTATTTTTTAGATTGTCTTATCTACCTTATGCTGTATAGTTAGAAATGTAATACACAAAGTTCATCCATGACTTTTATCAACAACGAGAGACACTACCAGACTGAATTGGATACTGTTTACTCGAAATCTAACCCTATTATGGTGGAACGTCAGAATCAAAGTTCTACATTTAAAAGACTAGGGTACCAAAGAAAAGGTAATGAAAGTCTTATTGGAACGACAGTTACAGACAATAAGACCAATGAACAAATATTTTGGGATACTGGACTAACTTTTGATGTTCATCAAGTTCCTTTAGTGGCTGATACTGCTAAATGTGACACTATACAATCTAATGGTTATATAGATGTTCCCAATGCTAAAGCACTTGTAAATAGTAGGACTGGTACTGTTTTATCTGCTGTCAGTGGAACGTATCAACCATTAAACAATTCGAGGACTCTAGATATTATCGAACAGAATAAAGATTTTTTAGATATTGAAAATGTTATTAATGGGCAAGGTGGAGCATTTAGTTTTGTTAGTTGTGCTATGAAAGATAATATAGGAGAAGTTACACCTGACGATAAAATTAAACGTAGGATGATATTCATTAATAGCTTTAATAATGCTTATTCTTACAAAGTAGTAATTATTGATTTTAGGTTATTTTGCTTTAATCAAATGGGACGTATTAATAAGTCTACTAATAAACTTACAATGAAACATTCTAAAAATATCACTAATTGGTCTAAGCATTTGCCTGAGTATATCGCTCAAAATAGCCATGATTTACAGGAGTCTATCGAAGAGTTTAGAGCAATGAAAAAAGTACCATTAAAAGGTACTGAAACATTAAGAGAGATATTTTTGCACTCATTAGCCGATAAACTAAAAGGTCAGATTAAAGATAAGTACACTAAAGAAAAAAGGAATAAAAATATTTCAGATATTGATAAAGAATGGGCTGAAGTAAAAAATAATTACTATAGAGATAATGATTTTTCACTCTATGGGGCGTTCTGTGCATTGACTCATCAACAGACACATTCAGAAGGTAGGATTTTAGATGAAAATAAAAATGCAATGAATAGATACCAGTCTTTAATCTCTGGACCGTGTGGTAACAGAATCGATATAGCTAGGGAAAAATGTTTACAACTTACTAGATAACTACAATAGTTAGCTAATAATATGTAAGGGACTTTAAAACAGTCCCTTTTTTATTTTATTGACATACTACACTAGATAATCTAGAATCCTTAAGTAATCCATCCATGATTTCAAATGAAACCACGCTACGCACAAAACAACTCGAATCCATTTTCAAAAGAGTACTTTAAAGAACACGCTAAAAAATACATTGCTATTGCTAAAAAATCATTTAAAAGGTTAGAAAAAGAGAATGATGAAATGTATGCAGACGATGGAACGTTAACCGATAAATACAATGATCAGACAATGTGCGATTACTCAGATATGGAAAAGTTTTTAGAGTTTGTAAATGATAAAGATGATTTTTATATTTTTGGTTCATGTATTGTTGACTTAATTAATTTAGATAATGATATTGAGAGATATAAGAAACTAATTAAAGAAATAATAGAAAAGAAAAATAAAGCAGAATGTGACAGAGAATATATTTTAAGTAATAGTCTAAAAGTTGAATAAGTTGTTTATCCTTTCTATTGTGATACAATAGAATAGTAAATCACCCAAATTTCACAATGCCTTTTCGAACTCTAGAAACTGCTTACACATCTAAGACTACTTTTATTACTGCTAGATCTCAGATGAATAAAAAGCTAGAAATGATGAAAAATGTTTTATCTGAAGTTAAAAAAGCTTATGAGATTTTAAAAAATTACGAAGGTAAAAAGCTAGGAAAAAAGACTAGAGAAAAGATTGAAAATGATTTTTATGATGCTGGCTTAGGTTGCTTTTTTGCGAATGTTGATGATTCTCTTGTCTGGTACGTAAGAACAGATGTGCATGTAAGGAAATTTGGAAGTGGTCACAATTGGGAACTAACAATATATAAGGATATGAACGAAGCATCTCCTAAGGTAGATAGTGCAAAAATCTATGATGGTAACACAGGTTATTTTGTAGAATTTAAAAATCAAATTGAAAAGATAGAGTATAACTTATCAACTGACATGCCTGAAACTATGGACCAGATGCACAAAGACTTAGAACTATTAAAAAAGAGATGTGAGTTATTTTCTAAAGATTTAGAATGTAATATATACTATTAAAAATGTTTATTTTAATTTGTACTGTATGACATAGACATCATTAACTACAAATAGAATATAGATTTTAAGGGACTTTTTACAGTCCCTTTTTTATTTGCGTGTCTGTTCTACTGTGTTACAATAGAAGAGTAATTCACCCGCAATTCACAATGATTAACAAACTTTGTAAGTCTTTACCAGATGGATCTTTTCTAGTGTTTGCTAAGCACTACAGAGACAATCCCAACAAAGTAAAATTTATTGCTAATTTTTCAGGTTGTGCGGATATGAATAAAGCAGTTGAAAAGTGGTTAAAGGATTCTTTATCCAGTGAACTTTGGGGAATTGAATATTCCAAAATCAAAGAATCTGAGGTAACCGTCATTGTTTCTTTTTAGGTCTTTAACCGTACTAACTCTGTAAATTACTTATGAACTATCAACAAAGAACACATAGAACGCAAACCACAGATAGAAAAGATAATATTATTCTGTCTAGTATGGTAATTCTATCTATTCTATTCTGTAGCCTATGTGCTTACAGTTTCCACCAGGAAGACAAAGAACATATGCGTAAATGTCTGGAACGTGAAACCAGCTCCTATTGTTATAAAACTATTTACGGTTGATTAACTACTAAAAAATTTTTATATCCCTGCTTTTACAAGTGGGGATTTTTTAATGTCTATTATTATTATTTACTAATGTGCTACTTTAAGTAGACGTTATTGCTGTAGACGTTGCCGTTTACTACGTCTTTGTCGAAATTGCTGTGTCATTACTGTACTACATACCTACAATAGGGTAGTCATAGGGGGCATGTCTCGGTTTTTTAGGCAATTTTTTCAGGGGACAGGGAACTTAAACATATTTTGGTGAATAAATTCTTATGTACTACATACTTATACTACACTAATGGTCCATATCTGTCAATATTAATGCAATTAATTTGTCTTTTGACAGATGAGTTCTAGTTCCCGCAAGGACTCCCAGTTGTTTACAAGTTAAGTACCTTAAAAATTTGTAGTATCCTTGTAGGGGGGCAGGGGAGCGATAAACAAAAGGCCCACCCAATAGGTCCAAAAATTTACGTATCAACTCTTAGGCTCTACCTGAATTGATAATTGTGGAGCGTTGATATTTACGTTTTCCACACTTTCCCCAATCACTCTCCCCAACGAATCCAGCACCTGAGCAGCAGTCTGCAACTGTCCCTTCCTCACAGCCTTTTCAAAAAGCCTAATCCTCATTGCTTGCAATCTAGGCAACAAGTTCTCCCTATCCGTCTCCCAATCCTCATTATTCCACTGCTTCACCTTCCTCCAATCTGCCCAAGCAGTATCCCGACTAATCCCCTCCTTCGCCTGATGATCCAAAACCAACTGCCTCACAGTCAAACCCTCCAACTGCCTCCTATACAACTTCTGCCTCCTAGCCTCCACAACAGCGTCAGTCCTCCTACCAACAGCCTCATTTTCTTTCCCTGGAACGCAAAACTGCCCGTTCTTATTACGAATAAAAGAATCAGCCACGGACTAATCCAATAACAATATCTAAATGATAACGTCAAATCCTCTATTTAGTCCAATCTACACGTGTATTAACCAACCAAAACTGTTAGCCTGTACTACATGACTACAAAAACAGTACCTTTAAGTTTACGTTGGGCACAAGGAGAAGTATTCAATAACGAAAGTAGATTCCGTGTCCTCGTAGCGGGCAGAAGATTCGGAAAATCATACCTTTCCTGCATCGAACTACTAAAAGCAGCCATAAACAGACCAGGAGAAACCTACTTTTACTGTGCTCCCACCTACCGCATGGCAAAAGACATCGCTTGGAAAGAAATAAAACGCCTAGTCCCAAACGAATGGATCAAAAATAAAAACGAAAGCGACCTAAAAATAGAACTCATCAACGATTCCACCATCGAACTCAAAGGAACCGAAAACGCAATGGCTCTCCGTGGTCGAAGCCTCGCAGGTGTAGTCCTAGACGAGGCCGCCTTCATGGATTCAGAAGTGTGGTTCGAAGTAATCCGTCCCGCCCTAGCCGACAAACAAGGCTGGACACTCTTCATCTCCACACCCGACGGCACAGCAAGCTGGTTCTACGACCTATGGTGTTACGTCCCAGAAGATGAAACAGGCGACTGGAAACGCTGGAGTTTTACTACAATAGAAGGAGGTAACGTACCAGCAGAAGAAGTACAAGCAGCTAGAGCACAATTAGACCAAAGAACATTTCGCCAAGAATTTGAAGCAAGTTTTGAAAACCTAAGCGGCTTAGTTGCAGTAAGCTTTGGCGACGAAAACATATCACCAGTAGCAAAAGATATAACTATTGCACCCATACTTCTAGGCGTTGACTTTAACGTTGACCCAATGTCAGGAATATGTGCTGTTAAAGATGGGGATAACTTGTATGTGTTTGACGAGATCATGCTCACAGGTGGGGCAACCACATGGGACTTTGCCGAAGAAGTAACCCGAAGATACGGCGTGGATCGAAGAGTAATAGCATGTCCTGATCCCACGGGCGGAGCAAGAAAAACTTCTGGGGTAGGAGCAACTGACCATAGTATTTTACGAAGAAGTGGCTTTAACGTTTCAAGTCCACGTGCTCCCTGGAAAATAAGAGACAAAATAACAGCCGTTAACACCGCTTTACTAGATGCAAATGGAGACAGAAGAACGTTTATTCACCCAAGATGCAAGCAATTAATAAAGTCTTTAAGGACTTTGACGTATGCACCAAACACAGGCTTACCGAATAAAAATCTTGGTGTTGATCACGCTTTTGACGCTTTCGGCTACCTATGTTTACAACAATTTAATTTGGCAAAACCTGAGACTTTAGGGCAGACTGGGTACAGAATTTACTAAAACCATGCCAACTGGAAAAGGAAGCTACGGAAGTAAAAAAGGAAGACCCAAAAAGAAGGGTTTATATGCGAATATTGCAGCAAAAAAGAAACGTATTGCGGCTGGTAGCGGAGAAAAGATGAGAAAACCTGGAGATAAAGGTGCTCCAACTGCTGCAAACTTTAAAAAAGCAGCAAAAACCGCTAAAAAGAAGAAAAAATGACAGTTACAAGAGGTAAAGAAAAATTTAGTGGATATAACAAGCCTAAAAGAACACCTGGTCATGCAACCAAGTCTCATGCAGTCTTAGCAAAGGAAGGAGATAAGATTAAGTTGATACGTTTTGGGCAACAAGGCGTTAGTGGTGCAGGAAAAAACCCACAAAGTGAAAAAGATAAGGCTAGGAGGAAATCATTTAAAGCTAGACACGCTGCAAATATCGCAAAAGGGAAGATGAGTGCTGCATATTGGGCAAATAAAACAAAATGGTAATAAAACCAGAAGAATAGAGCTTAGAATATAAACAATGTTGTATTGGTTAAAAGTTAGATGACATACTCTATGCCAGGGGCATTGCGTACAAATATTGTTAG